AGTTCTTCGCGGTCACCCAGCGGACCACCGCGCCGACGACCGTCTACAAGAAGCAGTCGCTCGACCGGGACGACATCGTCGACATCACGGACTTCGACGTGGTCGTCTGGCTCAAGGCCGAGATGCGCATGATGCTGAACGAGGAGCTCGCGCGCGCGATCCTCATCGGCGACGGCCGCGACGTGGGCGACGAGGACAAGATCAAGGACCCGGTGGGCGCCCAGGACGGCATCGGCATCCGCTCGATCGCGAACGACCACGAGCTCTACGCCGCGACGGTCTACGTCAACCTCGACGACGCCAGCTCGTCCGCGCAGGAGTTCATCGACGAGGTCGTGCGGTCTCGCCGACTGTACAAGGGCTCGGGCGCACCGACCCTGTACACCACCGACGAGCGTCTGAGCGACATGCTCCTGCTCAAGGACACGCTGGGCCGGCGTCTGTACAACAGTCAGGCCGATCTCGAGGCTGCGCTCCGCGTTTCTGGCATCGTCATCGTCGAGCCCCTCGAGAACGACCCGACCCTCGTCGGCATCCTGGTCAACCTGTCGGACTACTCGATGGGCACCGACCGGGGCGGCGAGATCAACCTGTTCGATGACTTCGACATCGACTACAACAAGTTCAAGTACCTGATGGAGACCCGGTGCTCGGGTGCGCTGACCACGATCCGGTCGGCCATCATCTACCGGACCACCACCGGCACCAACGTTCTGGTCGACCCGATCACTCCGCCGACCTTCGTGCCGGCCACTGGTGTCGTCACCATCCCGACTCAGACCGGCGTCGTGTACAAGAACGCGGACACCAACGCCACGCTCACTGCGGGTGCGCAGACCGCCCTGGCGGCCGGCGAGACCCTCAACGTCCTCGCGACCGCGGCCTCGGGCTACTACTTCGAGTCCAACGTCGAGGACGAGTGGTCGTTCACGCGTCCGGCTGCGTGATAGTCGGACCTCACCATGGCAAGATTTCGCGGTGAGGTTGGCTACGTTGAAGAGTCTGTAGAAACCGCTCCTGGAGTTTTCGAGAACCAGATCGTCGAGAAGACATATTCTGGCGACGTGGTACGAAATACTCGGAAACTCCAGGACGGCGGAAAGGTGAACGACGATATTTCCGTGCAGAACTCGATCACTGTCGTAGCCGACGAGTACGCCGGCGAACATTTCTTTGCCATTCGGTATGTCCGTTGGGCGGGGGCGCTGTGGAAAGTCACAGACGTTGAAGTGCAGCACCCCCGTCTGGTGCTGAGGCTGGGAGAACTCTACAATGGGCCAACGGCTTGACCTGCAGGCCCTACTGGAGGGCCTACTCGGTAGTCCCAACGTATATTTCCAGCCTCCTCCGAACTTGACGATGGCTTATCCATGCATCGTCTACCAACGTGACAATGCGATCACGGAGTTCGCCGACAACGCTCCACATCGCTACACGCAGCGATACCAGGTGACTTTGATTGGGCGGGATCCAGACAATCCCGTCCTTGCGAAGATCGCCGCGTTGCCCATGTGTCTGTTCAATAGATATTTTGCGGCAAACAATCTGAACCACGACGTCTTCGTTTTGTATTTCTGAAGAAGGAGCTTCAACCATGACCCGAGTGGTCTGGGACCAGGTCGGTGAGCGCCGTTTCGAGACGGGTGTCGACCGAGGCGTCCTGTACCTCCAGAACAACGTTGGTGACTACGACTCCGGGTTCGGTTGGAACGGTCTGACCACCGTCACCGAATCGCCCTCCGGCGCTGAGCCGCAGCCGCAGTACGCCGACAACATCAAGTACGTCGTCCTCTACTCGTACGAGGACTTCGGCGGCACCATCGAGGCGTTCACGTACCCCGACGAGTTCGCGCAGTGCGACGGTACGGCTCAGCCGACACCTGGCGTGTCGGTTGGTCAGCAGCCGCGCAAGCCGTTCGGCTTCTCGTACCGGACGCTGGTCGGCAACGACGTCGAGGGCCTCGAGCACGGCTACAAGGTTCACCTCGTCTGGGGTGCCGTGGCGTCGCCGTCCGAGAAGGCGTACGGCACCGTGAACGACTCGCCGGAGGCGCTGGCCTTCAGCTGGGACTTCACTACCACTCCCATCGCCGTCGCCGGCCTCAAGCCGACGTCGTACATCTGCATCGACTCGACGCGGGTGGATCCGACCGCGCTGGCCAACCTCGAAGACGTGCTGTACGGCACCGTGGGCGTCGACCCGGTACTTCCGACGCCGGACTACGTGCTCTCGCTGTTCTCGGGTACCGTCACCGCGGTCACGCCGACGGCGCCCACCTACGACGCAGGCACGGACATCATCACCATCCCGACCGTCACCGGTGTCGAGTACCTGATCGACGACGCCGTCGTGCCGGCCGGTGCGTTCGGTCCGATCACGGCCAACACGCTGGTTCGTGCTCGCCCGACGGCTGGCCACGTGTTCACGGCCGGCTCGGACGACGACTGGCTGGTCGTCTTCGCCTAACTGAGAAAGGAGAACCAGAGAATGCTCTCGATCCGAGTCGCAATGGAAGACGAAAAGTTCGACGAAGAGAAGCAAGAGTTCGTCGAAGGTCACGTCTTCGTCTTGGAGCTGGAGCATTCTCTGGTTTCTCTGTCAAAATGGGAGTCAAGATTCAAGAAGCCGTTCTTGAAAGAGGACGAGAAGACTGACGAAGAGACTCTCTGGTACATCGAGGCTATGGCGTTGAACCCCTATCTTCCTCCGGAGGTTTTCGCCAGACTCTCTCAACAGAACGTCGATGACATCAATGCGTACATCATCGATAAGATGACGGCGACGTGGTTCAACGACAAGAAATCTTCACCGGCTCGAGACATCATCACGGCCGAAATCATCTATTACTGGATGATTTCACTGAACATCCCATTCGAGTGTGAAAAGTGGCACTTGAATCGCTTGCTCACCCTCATCAAAGTATGCAACGAGAAGAATGCACCACCGAAGAAGATGAGTAAGCAGGAAATCGCAGCACGGAACCGTCGATTGAATGCGGAACGCAGAGCGAAGTACGGAACATCCGGGTGAAAGGAGGGTTGAGACGTGGCACGACTGGTCTGGGGTGAAACTGGAGAGCGATTCTTCGAAACTGGCGTCGATCGAGGCGTTTTGTACATCGAGAGTCGACCCGGCGTGGTGTGGAATGGCTTGACCTCCGTAACCGAGTCCCCTACCGGCGGAGATGCTCAACCGTACTTCATCGATGGAATCAAGTACCAGAATGTCCCCAACGCGGAGGACTTCGAGGGCACCATCGAGGCGTTCACATACCCGAACGAGTTCACCGAGTGTGAAGGTTTAATCGAGGCGTACAGCGGCCTGTTCCTGACAAGTCAGGGTCGCAAACCGTTCGGTCTTGCCTATCGTACGTTGGTAGGAAACGACGTCAACGGCGTCGACAAGGGATACAAGATCCATCTCTTGTACAACGTTCTGGCTGAGCCCACGTCGCGAAGCAACTCCACGATGGATGACAACCCGAATCCGCAGAATTTCAGCTGGAAGATCACAACTCTTCCACCTCCGGTTGTCGGATATCGTCGAACCGCGCACTTCATCATCGATTCCAGAGTGACAGACCCTCTGGCGTTGGCGGCGATCGAAGACATCTTGTACGGAACTGAGTCGTTGACCTCTCGACTTCCACTTCCTGCCGAGATTTTCACCATATTCGAGACTAACAGCTCCTTTGTGGTTGTCGACAATGGTGATGGCACCTTCACCGCTTCCGGCACGGACTTCGAGGTGTTCATGTCTGGTGTGGACACGTTCACCATCGATACCCCGTCTGCGGTCTTCGTCGACGCAGATTCGTACACGCTTTCTTCACCGTAGATCGGAGGCTCTTCATGGCCGTGGTCACTGGGCTAACCGCCACGAGGATGCTCGCTATCGAAGCGGCCTCCGTCGTGAGTGGAACTGTCGACAACGAAACCGGACACCTGCTCCTGACAACGCACGACGGTACAGTCATCGACGCCGGCTACGTGCTGGGCACCGTTGTAGATGCAACCGACACCCTCAAGGGCATCGTCGAGCTTGCAACTCCGACCGAGGTCGCGACGGGTACCGACACGACTCGGGCGATTACACCGGCCGGTCTCGCTTCGGTGCTGAGTGGGAAACAAGACGCAGATACTGACCTGACTGCAATCGCAGGGTTGTCTCCGGCGGTAAATGACGTTCTTCAATTCATCGGTACCGCCTGGGCCAACCGAACCATGGCCCAGTTGAAGACTTCGTTGGCCATCACCGAAGCCGATGTGACCGGTCTGGTGACGGACCTCAGCAACAAGCAGCCACTCGACGCCGATTTGACTGCCATCGCCGGCTTGTCCCCCGCGGCGAACGATATCCTTCAGTTCATCGGTAGTGCGTGGGTCAATCGCACGATGGCGCAGTTGAAGACATCGCTCGCCATCGCACAATCGGACGTCTCAGGTCTTACCGCGGCATTGGCACTTCTCGCGCCGCTGGCCGGACCGACGTTCACCGGAACTGTGACGCTTTCCGGTCGACAGGTTATCACTCCGGATGCGATCTCCATTTCCGGCGGCAACGCCTCGATCGATGCATCGAGTGGGAACGTGTTCGCGATCGCAGCGACAGCCAACTTCACCCTCGCGAACCCTACCAACCCGACCGATGGACAAGTCATCCATCTTCGGATCACGCAGGATGCAACCGGAAGTCGTGTCATGACGCTGGGCACTGCGTGGAGTGCCGGACCGAACACCGTGACACTGTCGACCGCGGCTAACAAGGTTGACCACCTCGTCGCCATGTACCACTCCGGCGCTGCGAAGTGGCATATCACGGGCTTCCTGGCTGGATTCTAATGACGCCAACGGCTGACCATTTTGGGGCCACGGCGATCACCGTTGGATCCACATCAAGTTCGATTGATATTTCGACGGTCACAGACAATGCTTGGGTCTATTGTTGGGTGGCTCTTGCTGGAGCTGTCACCGGTTTCTCGCTTACCGGATTTTCGGACGTTCCGACACAAGCAGTCGACGGTTCGACGATGTTTTATGCTCTTCAGCGAAGAAAAAAGGTCTCTGGCGACGGCACGATCTCCACAAGCTGGACTGGTTCGGCTAAGGGAGTTCTATCGTGGATCTCGATTAACGGGGCTGACGGAACGGCACCGGATGAATCGGCTCTCATAGCGGTTAACGGCGCAACATCAAGAACCGTCGTTCCGACGCCGAGTAGAACTCCGACGGCGGCTGACCGGATCCCACTGGCGTTCTATGCTGTTCGAACTTCCTCGTCGAGTAACAAACCGATCAGCTGGGTTGCTGATGCCGCGCTTTCCGAGATATTTGACGGAGACAACAGTGCTGCCGCCTCCTCGCCGTGGGTTGGTGCGCAGATAGCAATCGGGTTGTCCGCGGTAACGAATGCTGCACATTCATATTCAGCTACTCACAGTCCTGCGGCAGAAAGTCATGATGGATCAGCCTTGTTGTATCTCATTCCAGGAGCCGGCACACCGCCAGCAAGTTTTGGCGCCGGATTCTTCGACGGAGTGTGACGAAGTGAAAGGAGAAATGTCGTGACGAGAACTCCGCCCACCTTCGTCGCCGAGTACGAATCGACCTGGAATGCATCAACTACGCCGCGAAGTGTGTCAGCAACAATCGCGCCGAACGATTGTTTGATCATCGCCGGCATCACCAGCAACGACACGACGCCGTTCAGCGGGTTGTATCCACAAGATACGCTCGGAACACACCTCACCTATAATCTTCTTGAAAGTATCCTGGTCACGGATTATTGCGCTTTGAAATTGTGGAGCGTACTAAACACTGGAGGCCAATCCGGTACATTCACGTTGAGTTTGGGTACAACGTCGGGTGTTGACGACTGGGGATTCAACTGTCTTCGGTTCAGTGGTGTGCAATCCATTGGAAACCACGCACAGAATCACGCAGAAGTTTCCAGTGGTGGACAGGTTCTGAATCTGACGACCTCTGCAGAGAACAGTGTCGTTGTGTGCTTCGCAGGCGACTGGACAGCAGACCCAGCCACTGACCGGCAGTGGAAGAACATTAACGGCACCCAACCGACTTCTGCGAATGGCTTCGTCAAGACATTCCAGGTCATCACCGCGGTCTACGGAGTCTACGGTGCATATTGGCCGGATGTTGGTGCTGCCGGCACGCATGACTACGGCGTGAACCCTCCGATCGATCAGAAGTACTCGATCGCTGCGGTGGAACTTGTTGGACCAAGCGTTGGCGGCGGCCCTGCTCTTGTCAGTGCGGGTTTCTTCGACGGCATCTGATATTTGGAAGGAGTCTACGTGATTGGTTTCACCTCATCCGGCTCCTTCGACCGAACGCTGAAATTCTTGACGGCCATGTCTAATTTGGACATTTCGGGCGTCTTGCATGCAGCCGGTCAACAGGGTGCAGCTGCACTTGCCTCTGCAACACCTGCGGAAACGGGATTGGCAGCGGCCTCCTGGGATTACGAGGTGAGTGGCGGTAAGGGTGGAGCGACCATCACGTGGACGAACACGGATGTCGAGAACGGATTCCCGGTAGCCATCATGCTGCAATACGGCTATGGAACAGGGACTGGCGGATATGTGGCGGGTCGCGATTACATCAACCCCGCCATGCGTCCCATATTTGACCAAATCGCCGAGAAAGTGTGGAGGGTGGTGACCTCAGCATGAGCAGCATCGATAGTCGCGTTGTCAAGATGACGTTCGATAACGCGGCATTCGAATCCGGCGTCAAGACGACGTTGG